TCCTTGAGGTCTTGCATTCTTTCAGGTTGTTCGAGTTCATATTTCCCGTCGTAGTACTTCGGCGGTTTCAGTTTCTTGCCGTTCATCAGTACGAAATCGTCTCTATAGATTTCCTCTTTGTACTTCTCGTAGAAGTCCTTCCCGAGTCCTGGCTTCGTGCTGCACGCCCAGAATTCGGGCTCCTTCGTTATCCCCGGCGTGACTTCGCCGGTTTCTTCGTCCACGTTCCACGTCACTGCGTAGTGTTCTTCTGCCATCGGCCCGTTGATCTTCTTCATGACGTACCGCGCGACGTACGCCGCGCTTTCAAACGTCAGTTCCCCGATCCGATGGATTCCCTCCTTCCACAAGCTGCTTACCGTTTCGCTGGTGTACAGCGGATGCTCGTTCTTGATCTCTTCGACCTGGCGGTCATGCGCCCAGTCTTCCCCGAAGATCAGTAGATGGTAATGAGGTCTTCCGTACCGGTCCCCGTACTCGCCGCAGTAGGCGTGACGGATCTTCTTGGGCTCTCTGCCCTCCTTGTTCGCGTTGTATCGCTCCCGTTCCCGCATCCTCTTGATGAAGTTGCGCACGTCGTCTTTGACGAGTGTTCCGTGTTCTGGAAGGTTTGAATCGTCGTATGTCAGTGTCAGGAAGCAATTGGCTTCGTGCATCTTCGATTCGTGCAGGGCTCTCACTGCCTTGATTCGGCTCGTCTCGAGTCGGCATCCCCTGCACTGGCCGCAGGCCACAGTAACGGCCTCGGTCGCCACGTCCCCCGCTCGAGGGACGTGAACGACCCGGCCGTCCTCGAGGCGTTCGCCTCGGATTGGTGAGTAGCAAGCCACTCAGTCGCTCAGAATCGGATTCCGCCGCGCATGGGTGCGCCGCGGAGGTTGACTCCGTTCGTCTTGCTGGCGGTCTTGCTGAAGAGCTTCCTGCTCTTCTTCTTGCTCATTCGCTTGCGTCGCATTTCGCCTCCTTTGGGGGGTTTTTCCCCCCTGACCAGTTCAGTCTCTCGATCTTAACTGGTCTTTGTGACAGGTTCCGTTTCGGTGCCAGATTCGGTCTTTTCGTCTTCCTGACCGCTCTTTTCGGTTGACTTCTGAGTTTCCGTGCCTCTGGCAATTGTGACCAGCCCGAGCTTCTCGGCCTCGTCCAGGTTCGCCGGGTCCTCGAGGAACTCGAGTAGCCGCTGCGGGCTGTTCCCGAACCGCTTCCTGATGTGCGCCGGCAGCTCGTTGAACGCTTCGTTCGCGTCCGTCACTGCTGCGTGCGCCGTGGCGTAGTCCGCCACCTCGGAGAAATCTCCGTACTGTGGAAGTCGATTGTTGGTATGCGTGAGCATCCCGGTTTTGTTGAACCTGTTGAGGATGTAGTTCACATCCGTCTCTTCCTTGAATTCCTGCCGTGTCCGGCCGGGTCCGCAGTTGAGTGTCGGGTTCACGATTCGGCCCGGTCTTACCACTGTTGCCCGGTCTTCTTTCGCTTGCTGCGTCGCCATTCCATTTCCTCCCGCCACGCTTTCGCGTCGCGTGTTGTGATCCGTCGTCCGTGTCGGTCGATGGTCGATTGGCTCTTGTGCCTGGTGTGCTTCCTCCGCTCTCGGCTTTCGAGAGCTTCTTCGTACGTTCGCGGCAGTCGTGGTGCGATGGTCTTCCCTTTGCCGCTGGCCTCCTTGCCGCTGGTTTCCTCCTTCATGCGGTCGTCGCCGCCGAACCACTTCATGACACCCTTCCACGCGCCTTTCGCGCTTCCCCATGCGTCTTGGGCTTCGGTTGCGAGTCCTCTGATTTCGTCCGCCACCTCTCGTTTGAGGTCTTCTTCCAAGTTCTTGAAGGGCACTTCGGCCTGTGTGATGTCCGCCTCCGCTCGCGTCTTGTCCGTTTGTGCTTCCAGCAGTCGCAGCTGCTCTCGTGCACGCTTCGCGTCGGTGACAGGCGTGTCGCTTACGTCTACTCCTTTCGCGGCCATAGCTCCGCTTGGTCCTGGTGGTGGTGATTGACCGAACGCCAAAATTGGGTTGAGTCCGGCTTTTCGCATGTCCTGCATTTGCCATTGGTATCTGTTCTTGAAGGTTCGTTCTTGGAACCGCTCTTGTCTTGCAACGGCTCCGGCCTGCTGTGCGCTGTTGATGGCGCTGCTGATGATGCCCATTCACATCTCCTCCCGTTCCAACGGAACAGTTCGCAGTTGAGACTACACCCGCCGCAGGGCACTAGAAGTGATCCACGAGGCCCGGTACCGAGTAGGTCGGCATGGGCCGTGCGCACTTCAGGTTGAAGTACGCATCCATCTGGAACTGGGGGTCGGTGTTCACTGCGATGATCCGATCCACCGGCGGGTTCTCTTCGATGAAGTCCGCGCCGAGTGTCGGCAGGCTTCCGAAGTTCTGAGCCAGGTGCCAGACGTCCAGCGGGACGTCGTTGGTGCTCCTGTACTGCCCCGTGACGGTGCTCGGCTTGTACCTGTACTCGGCGTATCGCTCCTGGTAGCCGAACACGTCGTCATCCGCCGAGGTGCCTTGCGCGTAGATCTCCTTGTTCAGTACCGCCTGCTCTCCCAGATGACTGAGTGCAGGCCAGTAGTGGTCCCACCGGGTCGTCTTCGACCAGAATCGGTCGAGTCCTTGCTGGTAGTTCAGGTCTGCCCGTAGGCTGACGAAGCCCAGGATGACGCAGTGTTCGGTGAACGATTTGGTCCATCTGACTCCGTTCTGTGTTGCCGTTGCGTACGCCCGCAGGTCGCCGATGTAGCTCGGCGGGCTGATCAACGTGCTGTCGATGGTGCTGACGGCAGGATTCACGACGATGCCAGTCGTCCCGCCGCCCAGGTACTCCGGTCGTTGAAGCCGGAAGTCCGGCGAGGTCACCCCGAAGTGGCTCTTGAGCAACTCGACGTAGCGGGTGCCACCTCGAGCATCGCGCTCGTAGAGTTTCTGGATCTGGAAGGCCAGCCGGATCGTGTTGATTGTCGAGGCCGTTGCTGCGCTGAGGTCGACGCTGCCCGTCAGGTCGTCCAGCTCGAGGTTGGGATCGTCCCAGTCGGCCGTGTTGCTCGAGAACCCTGCGCCCGACCAGATGGCGTTCGAGTTCCCCGCGTGGCCGATCGTCCTGGTGGTCCCGCCCAGGTCGAAGGTCGGCGTGCCACTGCCGATCACGGTGCCGTCCGTGAGCGTCATCGGAGCCGAGCTCCCCAGCGGCAGCTCGACCGCTGGCCCCTTTTGCGGCCAGGGCAGGCATGACGTGAAGTAGTCGTGCCTCTTGCCGCGTTTCAGGATCTCGTAGTCGGTGTCCGCGTCCGGGCCGTCGTCTTTGTTGACCGGTACCGAGTCCTGGAGGTTTTGATCCCTGTACCACTCGTTCCAGATCAAGTTCATTGCCCTGGGTACTAGCGCCGTGATCGTTCCGTGCTCGATGTCCGGCGGGATGCCCAGGTAGTCCCAGACGCTGAGCTGCGCGAAGCCTCCGCTTGGTACCGTCACCTCGGGAACGAGGAAGTCGGTGCTGTCGTCTGGGTTGTCTTGTGCACCGTTGAACCGCTCCCAGTTCTCCCACACGAGGCGGTTCGGTACGGCCCAGAAATGGAAGTCCAGGTACAGGTTGTCCATGATGGGCTTCAGCTGAGTCGCGAGCCTTCCGAAGAACGCCGCGTCCATGCTGAACGTGTCGCCCGGCAGGGCGTGATCGACGAACACCGGGATCAGCTCTCCCGCGTTGAACGTCGTCTTGTTCCCACATGTTCGGTTGAAGGTGCTTCTCGGGATCTCTGCTTGCGGTGCCTTCGCGAACGTGTGTTGTCCGCTTGTGGTTGAATTCATCTTCATCGGTTCTGCTCCTTGTTGGCTTCGGTCGGGAAGTGTTCGCCGACCATGTCGAACGTCTTCCTGTGCATGAGTGCGTTGCCGAGGTTCTTGTTGACTTCCGCCGGGACCAGGCGCCCGGCCTTCTCGTCCCACTCTCCGACTCTGAAGAGCGTGAAGTCTCCGCCGTGCTGGTGGAACTGGTGGTCTTCCTTGCTGGCCGCGCTCGCGAAGCGTCGTACCGCTTCCGCGTCGGTCCTTGCGTAGAAGGGCTCGAGGTAGGCTTCTGCCGCGCTGTCGTGGACGCTATAGGCGTTCATTTGGTTGTCCCTTCGATGATGGCCTTCAGGGCCTCTGCGATTTCGACTATCAGTTGCTTGACGGCTTCCCAGAATTTCATTCGATTTCCCTTTTCAGTTGTTTGAGTTTCGCTTCTTGGATTTTCTCTCTTGTTCTCAGTCGATCAGCGGTGTTGTTCTTCTTGTGTTTCTCTCCTTTCGCTTCCCGCTGGTCCTTGAGGTCTTGCATTCTTTCAGGTTGTTCGAGTTCATATTTCCCGTCGTAGTACTTCGGCGGTTTCAGTTTCTTGCCGTTCA